GAAATCGACGCGGAAGTAGTACCAGGATTCGTCGGTGACTTCGTTGCGTTGGAAGTACAAGGCCTGTGGGTAGCAGTTGGCGATTTCCACCACGCCACCGCATTGGCGTAAGGCCTTTTCGCGACGCTGCTTTTCGTTCAGCAACTGGTCTTCGTGGCGCTCGGAGGACTCCAGCGCCTGCATGGCCTTGTTGAATTTCTCCAGGTCCATCTTGAACCAGTAGAGTCGGCTGTCGAAGCCGAAGTGAAACTCGTGACGCTCGCGCCATTCGTACATCAGCACGCCTTTCTCAGACGCGCTTTCGGCGATCAGCAAGGAGCCGTGATAGCGAGCGGTGGCCAGGTCCTTTTCGATCTGCTCGGCACGTTCGCTCTCGCCATCGATGAATGCCCAGCGCTGATGCAGGTCGTTCCAATCGATCTTGCGACTGTCCGATTGCGGGATCTGCGCTGCTTCGCACTCGTAGCCCAGGGCGCGAGCCTGACGCACCCAACGCTTGGTGTATTTGTGCGCGCCGGGTTCGTTGTCCAGTGCCCAAATGAGCTTGGGCAATTTGCCGCCGCGCTGCCGAGCCAGCTCTTTCAGAGACTCTTCAGGGAAGAAGGCCGACGACATCGCCGACACAGTTGCAATACCGTTATGCACCAGAGCGATGGCGTCAAAGATGCCCTCGACAATCCACAGCTCCTTGACGTCCAGCAGCTCTACACATGGCGGGCACCACCAGTACCCACGCGGGCTGTCGCCTGGCTTGAACCGCGCCTTCATCTTGCCGAACCGGTGCGGCCGGTCGATCAGGCGTTCCCAGTAGCCGCCTTTCTCCAATGCAAAGCGCACCGTTGCGCTGCCGGCATTCAGTTCGCCGGAGAAATACGTTTCCTGCGTAAACCAGCCTTGAATCAGATCAAGCCGAAAGCCACGAGCAAATTCCAGATACGCACGGGCGGTGGCGGTGGGGTGTTGCTCGCTCGCCGGGGCGCGCTTGCTCCAGTCTTCGAACAGGTCTTCGTAGATTTCTTTGACGTGCCAGGTCTGGCCACACTTGCCCCGGCCGCAACGGATCATCCACGGGTCATCGTGGAAGGCGTACAGCTCCTTTTTCTTGCACGCCGGGCATTCGCCCTGGCGCATGTATTTACCGGCCTTATGTTTGAGGCCGTAGTCGGACTCAAGGCGTTGCAGGATATCGGCGCGCAAATCGTGTTTCATGTTCATCGGGGGCTTACTTCACTTCGCCGAGACTGTGTTTAAGGGCGCCAATCAGGCGTTTTTGCGCGGCCATCACTGGGAAGGCCGACAGCAGCGAGCCGTGCCGTAAACCCTCGGGGATCATGCGAAAGCGATCGTCATACCAGTACTCGTTGAACTGCATCGAGTACTGGGCGCGCAGTGCCTGGAGCAGGGCTTCGGCCTGTGCGCGGGGCAGTTTTGCGGTGATGGCGATGTCGATTTCCATGATCCACCTCGGATTTCAGGCAAAGCTCACCCAAACCCACGGGGAGCGGGGCAGGGCGGGTTGTTTAAAAAGGGATTACTGAGGGTGGTGCTTGTGCGCGGAATCGCGCTGGGCGAGCAGGGTCTGCGGCAGCAGCCTCGCCGGTACCGGGTAGCGCAGATCGGCACGGGTGTCGATCAAGTGCACCACTGTGCAGCCGGGACCATTGCCCCAGTCCACGCCGATCCACTTGCGCTGATTGATCACCTGCAATTCAGTCCATGCGTTGTGCACCAGTCGCTCGGCCATGAAGACAGGCACTTCCAGCGACGTGGCCAAGTGACGAACGCAGTTTTCATAGAGCAGGTCCGAGTCCACCAGGTACTGCGCTTCGTGCCGTTGCAGGTAAGCGAACGCGGCACGTTGCATGCTGCTGCGATAATCGTGGGTCAACTGATCGTGGTTCATTGCACACACTCCATTTCCATTTGGTCGAGCAGGTCGGGTTGATCGTTGGCGGTCTTCATCGCGGCGCGGCGCAGGGCGATATCGGCAATGGGCAAACGCACCGATGGGTTGGCCATGCCGCTGGGACTCATTTCGTGAGTCATTTCGAACTCCGCACGCACCGACCAGCCGCAAGCCTCGTTGGTGCATTGCAGATAGGCCACCCGAAGGAAAATGTGTGTGCCTTCGCTGGTGCGGATTCGCATCTTTCCGAGGCAGTGAGGGCAGACAAGTTTGTAGGTACTCACCCGGCGATCCCCCGACCGTGCAGTTGAATGGTGGCCAATACTTCGGCGTAGCGGGCGGACATGTAGTGCATCAGGGCGTTGATGATGGCCTGCGCCTCGCACGACTCGATGACACCGTCGTCCAGTGCCTTGGCAATGATCTGATCAACCATGCCGCGCTTGGCAGCGGCCTTGACTGACCGGTTGTACAGCTCGACGTTGTCCAGATCTGCCGACACCGTCAGGGGAACAAACAAACCGCCGTACTTGGCTGCGATGTAATCCGGCAGGAAGGTTGTTCCTGCGGCCTGTTCGAGTCGGTGGATGTGGTCGTCGCTCAGCGGCCGGCTACCAGCGTTTTCATAGGCTTGGTTGTCGAATTTTTTAAGTGGCATTCCAAGATCCGCAGCGGCATAGATCCGGCCACCCTCGTAGGCGCCGATCACCGCGCTGACCACGTCTTTCCTGCTGGCTAGAACTGGGCGTTTCATCTTCTGGTTTCCTCCCTGAGCCAACAGGCTTAGTTTTCAATCACGCCGTCTTTGATACCGAGCAGTACAGCGGCGCGATGAGACTCGCCCCGCAGACATTTCTTCTGCCCGTTCAGCACGGCGTACACCGTTGAAGGCGTGAGATTGTGTTGATCGGCCCAATCCTTGGCAGATAGACCTTGATGCGCGAGGCGCTCGCGGGCGCCTTGGCACGCTTGCTCCGTGGGGTATCCGTTCGGCATAGTCTCGTTTCGTGTGATTTCGTGTGATGACAGGCGAAGTATTTCCCATGATTGTGGGAATGTCAAATCGCTATGGAGACATTTGTGGGAATTGGTGATCGCCTGAAAGAAGAGCGTGAACGGTTGGGCTTCAATCAAACCGATTTCGCAGCGAAGGCTGGTGCCTCAAAAAACAGCCAATACAACTACGAGAAGGGCGAACGTAGCCCTGATGCGACCTATCTAGCCGCAGTGGCTGAGAAGGGAGTCGACGTTTTGTATGTGGTGACCGGTGAGCGAAAGCCCACAACGGTCGAAAGCATCAGTCCCGACACGGCAAAATTTCTTGAGTTCTATCAGCACGTCACGGACTTGGATCGAGAGGTGCTGCTTCGTATGGTTTCGGCTTTTGCAAAAGCCGCGAGCATTGATGGGAAAAAAGAGAACGACTGACCTGGGCAATGACTGTTCAGGTGTGTAGGCGCAACACGCCGGCCACGATGGCCGGCTTTTTCATGGATATAGAAAGGAGCGGTTTGAATGGCTTTGAAGCCCTGTAAGTCTTGCAAACACAAGGTAGATATTTCAGCGAAGGTTTGTCCCAGCTGTGGCGTTGCCGATCCGGGAGTCACCCTGGGCCAGAAGATCGGCGGGTTTGTCATTCTGGTAATCATCATCGCTGTGACAGTGTCGATGTGCTCTCGCGGTAACAAAGACGAGCCTGTCGAAAAGGTATCGCAGAGTGTTGCGACCAAGGCTTACACGATCACTAAAGACGATTTCCAAGAGGGACGACCTCGTAAAGTTGAAGTCGTTTTACCCAAGCGTGTAAGTGACGCGGAGCTGGCTGAAGTAGCCAAGTCCGTTCGCGCCGATACAAAGTCGAAGCCCAAGACGACATTCATCGGCTTCAGGATCGAAGGCCAAAACGACAAGGCCTACTGGGCCAATGCCAGTTTTGCCCCTGACTACAAAAGCTCGCTCATCGGCCTTAGCGCGCAGGACTATGAAACTCTGAAGGGGCTGGACCTGAAGGAGTACCCAGATCGGCTTGGTTCCTGGTTGCGCGACGGTGCTCTTGGTCATTTGGTGGTGTTGTACAAACGCGATGGCAAATATTCCATGGACCAAATCTTTGCGAGTGGTGGGAAAAATACATATAGCTATCGAGCAAAGAAGCTTGCTGATGGTGGACTGCGCCTGGATGAGCCAGACAATATGTTCAATGAGTACTACGTAGTCGATGCAAAGGGGAACTTGCAGGGATGGGGTGAGAACGGTGTCTACATGACCCTGCCACCGCGTCCGCTACTGTAAAACCCGGCGCAACTGCTACTTACATTTCCAACGTGGTGCATAGATACGGGAGTAGCCATTTGGAAGGCGACACCCATTCAGTCCGGACCCAAATGATTTGGCGGGGCTGGTGGCACAGAAAAACGTGCTGAGAATGGGTGACTCCCGGGCGGTTCAGGTGCTGCGAATGGCGCCCCGCCCATCACAAGGAAATGGAGTACGCAAGATGGAAAGCCTTACCCCTTTGGAGCACCTCTTTTTGCAGCTTCTTGCGAAGCTGGATGATCAGCAGCGGCAAGACGTGTTGAGGGTCATGGAGGTGTTTGCGCAGTCATCGAAGTAAGGGAGTTTGCAGGTGGCTCCGGCAATCATGTCGGAGCTATTTTTTAATTATTTGCTCTTTAGTCTTTTCACTAGTTTGTGGTTGATGGCTTTAATTGTTGCTGCTAAATATATAATTGGGGCTGGCAGAAAAATGACTGACTTTGATGATGTTGACTCTTATTGGTCTGAGGTTTTAGGAGAGTATTTCAATTCCAAGAGAACGGGTGCTCTGGCTATTACCGGAGAGTGGGGGAGCGGGAAAACCCATTTGTTCAAAAATACCATAAGAAAAATAATTGAAGGCGGAGGGCGGAAGTGTTTGTATGTTTCTCTGTACTCTTATGGTATTTCGGGTAAGGGGTTGGACGATTTTCTAATAGAAGAGTTGTCTGGTATCAAAGACGTTGATGATAAATCGAAGAGTGGGGCTGGTGCGCTCCTGACTGGATTGTTTACGAGTATTACTTCTGATCCAAAAAGCGCTGGTGTGATTGGCGCAGCGGTGATGGCAGTTGGAGGCGCAGTCAAAAAGAGAATAATTGATGCCCTTGAAGGTTATGTGTTGTGCTTTGATGATCTAGATAGACTATCTGAGTCGAATTTTCTTAAGGCATGGTCGGAAATTAATTACTTTTCTGAGTTTAAGTCTCGTAAAGTCATTATGCTTTTGGACGAGACGAAGATACTTCAAGGGTCAGTTCACGCGGCAATATACGAAAAGAACATATGGAGAGATGTTCCAATCAGGATGTCCTGTTCAGATGCTCTGAAACTTTCGGTAGAAATTGTCTGTGCTGATTTGGCTGAGGAGTTATCGGCCATTGTAGAGACGCACTTGATGCCGGTTGTTAGTTTTTTTGATATTAAAAACGTGAGGACTATTTCAACGTCTTTAGAGTTACTTAGACGAATTCATCTGTATAAGGTGTCAATTGGATCTGAGGAGGTTGTTAACTCGCACTTCCTGAAAATTCTGTATCAGGTTGTTTTTTTAGCTTCTCTGACGTCCAAATTACGTGGCAAAAAGACTGCCGAACAAAGGGCGACTTTAAGCAGTATCTGCAACGGTTATTATGATCGGCAACTCTACATAGCGATGCAGGATAGAAACTCGGTTATATTGTCTGATGAGGATGTCTTTATTCAATCCTTGCCTTCGCTTATTTGTAATGGTTCATCAAGAAATAGCTTTGTGCTTGACTATATTTTGTTTGATAAGCTAGAGGTTGATGATCTTAAACGGTCGCTCGTAGTTTCTGAGGGTTATGCTGACTACTCAAATCGCCCCATTTGTAAGTTGTACGAGCGATTGCTTGCGCGGACAGAAATGAGTGAGGTCGAATATCTCGCTTACTTTAATGAGGTTATTGATGCTATTCAAAAGCCAGCGCCGGGTATCTGCGATATTAAAAATCTCGCAACCATTATTTATGAGTTCTCTTACGATGCAAGTATGGGGGGGACTCCAGTTTCGCTAGATCAGCTATTAGGAATCTTTAAGGAGTCTATTGTAAAGTGGCGAGAGCTCTTGGGAATAGATGGATATACCTTTGAGGTGGCAGGAGACGAATTTTATGTGCGACAGGGGACGTCGTGCTCTGCTGAGCTTGATGAACTATTGACAGAGTTTGATACTGCTATCAGGAAGTATGAGTCGGAAAAAGATTTTATTCAACGCTTGAGCGGATGGAGTAATGATAAGGAACTTAAGGTGCTCCGAGAGTTGGCTGGCGGTTTTGACATGCCTTTATTTAAGTATATTGAGATTGAGGAGTTGAAGTCGTTTTTGAGTTTGGCGAGCGGTGCGACATTGCTAAAATTTAATTCGATAATTCGGAGAAGGTTTTCAATTGGTGGCTCTGTGTTAGTTATACTTGAAGAGCGTGATGTTCTTTTGAAGTTGAAGCTGATGTTTGAGGGTGGTACAGGTTTTGGTTTCAGGCGGGTTCAATTTTCGGAGGGGTGTCAAGTTGTGGACGCTGCACTGAAGCATATCGATAGCTTTCAGAGATAATTGTCGGGGGAGGAAGTCAGCCGCTTCCTCGCCCTGCTCAATTTCCTTTTAAACGGGTCCATTCGCGATCAACGGCCCGCTTGGCCGTCTTCTCCGTAGCATACAGCCAACGCAATCGTCGCGGCTTACTGTGATCCCCAGCCGTTACCATCTTTTCCTTCCCGGTCCTTTCTTCGCGGTAGTAAGCGATGATCCCTGTGAAGTCTCCCTTGTTCTCCTCCGCCAGATCCTCAACAGTGTCCTCCGGTAACTTGCTCTCCAGCTCAAGGCTGACGGTGTAACCGTTATCTGCGCTGAGCGTGTGTTGCACATTCCCGCCGTACCAGACAATTTCGTCGATCTCAGGTTTCACACCTTCCAGCGTATAGGTCAGCTCAGGTATCAAATCCGGCCTGCCCATGGCCAGGGTATAGCTGAGCGTTGCGCTGCCACGTTGTAGGCGGTTGAACTCTGCCCGGGCGGCGCGCAGGGCAGAATTCCGGTCGCTGTAGGTATGCCGTAAGTCCTTGAGATTCTCCCCGCCGCCGGCAATCGCTTCCTGTTTCTTGGCGCTGTTCACATCGTAGAAGTAAGCGCGCACGCCGTCGTAGCTGTCGCGGTCGGCTTGCAAGTAGCGGTGCTGGTCGCCATCGGCGCGGGTGAGGGTGATGTGGGGCAGCTCGGCGCCGCTAACGGTCTTGCCGCCGCCGGCGGGCAGGCACAGCAGGCAACCGGCTTTGACTGTGACCACGGCGTCGAACTCTTCGCCGACACGGCTGATCAGGTTGGCGTCGGACTCGTTGGCCTGGTCCAGTTGCAGGATAGGCAAACCGTCGAGGGCGCCGGCGATGGTTGCGGTCAGGCCGTTGCCCAGGGCGATATCGCCCAGCACGTCACCGAGCGTGGTGTTGCTCCAGCTGCGTTCGCGTTTGGTTTTCAGGCCTTTGCGCAGGTCGGCCGAGCGGGCGCGGATACTCAGCACGTCGGGCGCGCCGGAATGCTCGGTTTCATCGACGGTGTAGGTGCCTTTGTCGACCAGTCCGGTATCACTCCAGCCGAGCCACAATCGAACCACCGCGCCCTTGGGCGGAATGGCGAGCAGTCCGTCGTGGTCGCTGAGGGTGATGCTCAGTTGATCGGCCTCGATGCCGCGATTGTCGGTCAGGTCGAGGCTCATCAGGCGCGGGCTGATCAGTGGGGCGATGTCGTTACCGTCCACGGTGATGCGGAAGGCCGGCACCGGGTAGGCGGCCTCGCGTTTGTAACGTTCGATGGTCTTGTCCAGAAAACCTGTGACGCGTGAAAGGGCGGCATCGATCACAGCAGCGCCCTCATGATGCTGACACCAGCGCTGGTACCGGCGCCGATCAGGTCGATGCGGTCGTCATCGATGCGCTTGAGGCTGAGGGTGAATTCGATGCGGCGTGGCGTGCCGTCGCGGAAGAAAATCGTCTTGGTTTCGCTCAGGCTTTCGATGATCCACAGTCCATATATCCGGCCACTGCCTTCAACCATCGGCCATGCCTTGCCGGTGTTGGCCATCAGGCGCAAGGCGTCGAGGCTGAGGACGCTGCCGGCGAGTTCCGGCAGGATGATGCCGGGCAGGGTGATGGAGTCATCACCACGGCCGACGAATTGACGAGCGGGGGCGGCGCCGACGCGGTTGCTGCTCGCGTGGCGCCATTCGGTCTGGCGTTGCAGTTCCTGGTAGGCGGCAGTGGAGAGGCTGAAAACGAACATGCCCAGGGCAAGCATCATGGCGGGTTACTCCAGGTCGGACAGTTGGCTGCGCTGGCGGGCGCTCTTTTCGCTGGAGACGCGAGCCAGCTCGGCGCGCACGGCACGGGCGATGGCGCGCTCATCCATGCCGGGCGTGGTGTGGATGTTGATTTCGTAGGTGTCGTGGCTGTCGTAGGCTACGGCCGGTGCCTGGCTGATTGGCGAACGATTGTCGATCGACACTGAAGATGATGCGGCGGCGCCGGTTGGCAACTGCGGGAGTCCGATGGCGCCCAGCGGCCCGGCCACGGCGCCGAGTGCACGTTGCCCGGCAGATACCACTTGCTTGCCCATGTCGGTGATGGCGCCCAATGGTCCGTCTTGGCCACCTTCCAGACCTTGGGTCAGGCCGGCCATGGTAAAGCCGCCGAGCGCGGTGAATACGCGGGACGGGCTGTGGATGTCGAGCTTTTCCTTGAACATGTTGATCGCCGAATCAGCGACCGAGCTGACAGCATTCTTGATCTGCCCCAATCCCGCCAGCAACCCGTTGACCAGGCCGTTGACGATCATGTTGCCGAACTCGGTAAAGCGACTTGGCAGATCCACACCGAGGTAACTCAGCACCCCGGCGAAGGCCTGGTAAATCAGTCCTATGGGGCTGAAGTTGGCGAGGGTTGTGATGATGCCGCCAATGCCTCCGCTGAACCCGGCTTTGATCTCAGTCCAGGTGTTGGCGAAGTAGAGTTTCACTGCGTCCCAGTTGGTGTAGATCAGGTAAGCCGCTCCGGCGAGTACCGCGACAATCGCAGCGATGGCTAGCACCACCGGGTTGGCGGCCAAACCCCAGAGCGCAATGCTGACGGTTCGCAGGGCGGTCAGCAATGCGCCGCTGAAAGTGCTGGCGAGCAACCGGACACCTTGGCCCAGCATCGGTAGTGCATTGCGGGCCAAACCAGTGACGGTGGGCAGCAGCTTCTGCATGATTCGTAGCGTGCCGCCACCTTGCATGCCAAACATTGCCATGCCATAGCGAATCACGGCGAACGGGCCGAGCAAGCTGGCCATGCCAATTGCCAGGCCACCGAATACGAACGAGAGGCCGGCCACCAGGGCTACGACTTTGACCAGTCCGCCGGCGAGTTTCGGATTCTCCCGTGCCCAGGTGCCGACCTTGTTTGCAACTTCGCCCAGGGTGTTGATCAGGTCCTTCAGTTCGGGCGCTACGGCGGCGCCGAACTCGGCCATGGCGTTGGTAAAGCTGCCCTCGGCTGCTTCCATGACGTTGGTCAGGGTACCGAGTTGCTCGTTCACCCGAGTGCGCAGGTCGGCCTGGCTCTGAAGCTTTTGCTGAACCTCGTGATAACCGGCCAACCCTTTGCTCATCATGGTGTTAAGGGTGGTCAGCGTCTCGGCGTCGTCGCCGAACAGCTTTTTGATGATGGCGCCACGGTCTTCATCGTTGAACGCTTTGAGTTTTTCAACCTGATCGTAGAGATTTTCAAGGCCAGCGAAATTGCCTTTGTCGTCCGTGAATTTGAACGACACGTCCTTGCCGGTTGCCTTGGCGATGTTGTTGGCTTTGCCGACGTTATCTTTGTCCAAGCCCGCTTGGAAGATCTTGCTGAACGCGTTACCGGCCGAACCACCTTCCATACCGGCTTGATCCATCATGATCAGCAACGGTGCCAGCTCATTGGCGGCCTCAATCCCGGATTTCTTGATGGTGTCCATCACCGGGGCAATCTTGCTGAAGCCCTGCAGCATGTTGGTCGAGTCGACGCCTGAGTAGAAACCACGCTGTATGGTGTCCATCAGCGCCATCATGTCCTTCTCAGCCGTCCGGGTGGCGTCCTGCATCTTCGCCGCGAACTCTGCGGCCTCAGTCACCGGCATCTTCAACTGCACGCCCAGGTATGCCGCCGCTTCGCCGGTACCTCCAAGGATGCTCTGTGCGCTGAGGCCTTGGCGCCGCAGCATCGTCATCATTTCCTGAAAGTCAGCGGTAGTGCCTGGCAGGCGGTCGCCAAGCTTTGTCGCGAGATCGGTGATCTTTTGAAAGTCCTCAGCGACCTTGCCGGTGTCGTCCATCATCGACACCTTCAGCTGAGTTGCCGAATCCTCGTTCGGCGCAAATGCATCCACGGCTTGTTTCAGCGGGCGGCTGATCGCATAGCCGGCCCCCAAACCGGCAGCGCCATTGACTGCCATGTCGCTGGCCAGGCTTTGGGTTTTCTCCAGCTTGTTGCGCTCGATCGCCATGCGCTTCTGCTGCGCGTTCAAGGCTACCAGGCGTTTGCCCTGTTCACTGATCGTCGCGTTGGTGGCGCCGATCTGCTCGCGCAGCTGACGTTCGTGCGTGCCGAGGTCTTTGGTGCTGATCCCGGCGCCGTACAGTTTCGAGCGTAGCGCCTGCAATTGTTCCGACTGCTGCTGGTGCTGTTCCTTGAGCCGCTGAGCCTCGCGCACGGCGGTGCGAAAATCCTTGGCCATTGCCTTGGTCGGAACGCCCGTGGCGGCAAACTGTTGGCTGAGTGCGCGGACTTTATCGCGGGCCGAGGTTAGGGCGGTTTCAGTCTGTTCAGCGGCGGCGCGTTGGGTGCGCCAGGCGCTGACGTCTTTCTGCTGGGCGTTGAGTTCCTTGAGCCGGTCGCGCGCTTCCTTGAGTGCCCGGGCAGCACCAATGCTGCCCTTGTCGATGGCCTCCAGGGGACCGCTCGCCCGGTCAATCGCGTTGAGCAGTACCTGAAGCTTTAGATCATTCGCCATCGGTGTAACTCCGCACCCTGGCGCGCTCGCGCCAGTCCATCAGTTCTTGCAGGCCCAACTGGTCCATGTCAGCCGGCGCCCAGTGAAAAACCACGGCCAGATCGGCCATGGCGTCCTCTACGCAACGAG